TCTAATTTTAATATTGAAAACTTGATATGCGTAAGCAGAAAGGAATTAAGAGTGCTCAATAAGTGTAGTTTGATAAAAAATGATGCCGAGTTAACTAAAACAGGATTAAATGTGGCTAAAATAAGGATTAAATTGGCTGAATTAAAGAAGGAGAAGAAGTAAAAATGTTTTTAATAAATGATAACTATTATGAGTTAATTTTAGAAGATGGAGATATTGCTGTTTTATCAAATATTGTAACAGGTGAGTCTCTAACTATGGATATTAAAGAACTTTGGAATTATGCAGTTTAAGGAGGTGTTCAGTATGCTGGTAAATAATAAAAAGTCTGTTGCGACTACCACATCATCAACAGACCATTAACCAAATTTTGATTATATATTACAACAAATTAATAAAAAATGCAAATAGGAGGATATAAAAATGGTAAAAGTAGAATTTACAGGAAGCGTGGAAGAAGTTAGCAAAGAAATATTAGATTTTGTAAGAGGAAACTATATAAATCTATCTGAAAATATAGCTCTCCCAAAATCAGATACAGAAAAAGCAATATCTAAGGCAATAGAAAAAGCTACCACTAAAGTAGAAGAAACAAAAGGATCTGTTAAAAAGGTAGAAGAAACACCAAATCAAAAACTGCCTATAGCATCTGCTAAAAAAGAAGAAGCACCCGTAGCTGTAGCAACTCCTTTACCTACTAAGACAGCTGAGTATACTGCAGATGATTTACAAAAAATAGCAGCTGCTTGGGTAGAGAAAGATGCTGTAAATAACAGAAAAGCTATAAAAGATTTGTTAGCTAAGTTTGGAGTTAAAGCTATAACTGTTCTACCTCAAGAAAGTTACGGAGCTTTTGTCCAAGAACTTAAAAATTTAGGAGTTGATATTTAATGGCACATGCACTATTAGGACCTTCTAGTGCATCAAGGTGGATGGCTTGTCCACCTTCTGTAAGACTCTGTGAGCAATTTGAAGATGTAGAGAGTGAATATGCAAAAGAAGGAAGTCTGGCACACGAAATAGCGGAATTAAAAGTAAAAAAATTAATAGATCCTGGTTTAACTCCTAGGAAATTTACTTCAGCTATGAAGAAGCTAAAAGATAAAGAACTTTACCAGGAAGAAATGCAAGGTTACACAGATGAGTATGTAGAGTTTATACAAGAACAGATGTACAGTTACGAAACTACTCCACATATTTCTGTGGAACAAAAAGTAGATTTCTCTCAATATGTTCCTGGTGGGTTTGGCACTGCTGACTGCATATTAATCTCTAATGATACTTTACACGTTATAGATTTTAAGTATGGGAAAGGTGTTCCTGTAAGTGTTGAAAATAATGCTCAGTTACTTCTGTATGCGTTAGGAGCATATCTCGCTTACGAAATGATATTTCCTATAGAGCATATTAAAATGTCAATCGTACAGCCGAGATTAACTGGCATAGACACTTGGGAATGCAGCCTCGATTACTTACTAGACTTTGCTAAGAAAGCTCAAGAAAAGGCTGTAATGGCTTTAAATAGTGAGGGTGATTTTAACTGTGGAGAACATTGTAAATTCTGTAAAGCTAAAGCTACCTGTAAAGCAAGAGCTAATGCTAATTTAGAGCTAGCAAAGTACGAGTTTAAGTCTGTAGACCTATTAACTTTAGAAGAAATTGGAGAAATACTGCAAAAAGCACATGATTTAGATACCTGGGTAAAAGAATTAGAGAAATACGCATTAGCAGAAAGTTTAAAAGGAAATAATGTTCCTGGTTGGAAGGCAGTTAATGGTAAAGGTAGTAGAAGTTTTAAAAATACAGATGATGCTATAAAAGTACTCAAAGAAAATGGGATCGCAGAAGAACTGCTGTATGAAAGAAAGTACTTAACTTTAGCACAGATGGAAAAAGTAATAGGTAAAAAAGATTTTAATAATCTAGTTGGAGATTTAATAGTTATGAATGCGGGGAAGCCAACTCTTGTAGAAGTTTCTGATAAAAGAGAAGCTATAACAAACAGGATAAAGGCTGAAGATGAATTTAGTGTAGTTGATGATATTAATAATTTATAAAAGGAGAAGTGATATTTATGGCAAATGATACTAGAGTAATGACAGGGAAAGTAAGATTAAGTTATGTGCATTTATTTAAACCTTATGCAGCAGAAAAAGGGCAAGAAGAAAAGTACAGTTGTACAATTCTAGTTCCAAAAACTGATGTACAAACTAAGATGAAACTTGATGCTGCAATAAATGCTGCAATAGAAAAAGGAATTAGCAGTGTGTGGAATGGAGTTAAACCTCCAAAACCAACTATCCCTATATATGATGGAGATGGAGTAAGACCTTCAGATGGTCAAGAGTTTGGACCCGAATGTAAAGGTCATTGGGTGTTTACAGCAAGTGCAAAAATTGATTATCAACCAGGAATAGTTGACGTAAGAGCTCAACCAATTCTTGATCAATCAGAAGTTTATTCAGGAATTTATGCAAGAGTATCAGTGAACTTTTTCCCTTATGCAGTAAGTGGTAAGAAGGGAATTGGTTGTGGACTTGGTAATGTGCAAAAGTTAATGGATGGAGAACCTTTATCAGCTGTAGGAATTAAAGCAGAAAATGAATTTGATGAGGTTGAAATAGATCCAGTTACTGGAGAACCAATTCTATAAAAAAACTTATAAGAAGGGCAGTTTTAATACTGCCTTTCAATTTCAAAAAGGAGCGATTATGAGAACTTTAAATATAGATATAGAAACATTTAGCTCTGTAGACATAGGTAAATCTGGTGCTTATAAGTATGCAATGAGTGATGATTTTCAGATACTTCTATTCGCTTATTCTATTGATGGCCAAGATGTAAAAATAATAGACCTTGCACAAGGCGAAGCTATCCCGCAAGAAGTATTAGACCTTTTAAAAGATAAGTCTTGTATTAAGTACGCATACAATGCTGTCTTTGAATGGTGGTGCTTGAATATAGCTGGAATAGAAACTCCTTTGGAACAATGGCATTGTACTATGGTACATGGTCTTTATTGTGGGTATACTGCAGGACTTGCTGCAATAGGTAACGCTATGGGATTACCTCAAGATAAGAAAAAATTAACTACTGGTAGTGCTTTAATAAGATACTTCTGTATACCTTGTAACCCTACTAAAAGTAATGGGAATAGGACTAGAAACTTGCCTCAACATGCCCCAGAAAAATGGGAGCTGTTTAAAGAATACTGCGTTCAAGACGTAGTTACCGAAATGGAGATATGTAGAAGATTAAGCGCCTTTCCTGTCCCTGACAGGGAATGGAAACTTTGGGTATTGGATACTTTTATGAATGCATACGGAGTAAGGATTGATAGTGAGTTAGTGAATGGCGCTCTGTATATAGATGCATTATCCAGGGCTAATTTACTAGAAGAAGCAAGAGAGATAACCAAGTTAGACAATCCCAATTCTACAAGTCAATTACTAAATTGGTTAGAAGAGGCAGGAGAAGAAGTTGAGAATTTGCAAAAAGCTACTGTTGAAAAAATGGTAGATACTTTAGAAGATGGAAAAGCAAAAAGAGTATTAGAAATAAGGCAAGAATTATCTAAGACGTCTGTTAAAAAGTACAAGGCTATGGAAGAAGCTATGTGTAAAGATGAAAGAGTTAGAGGTCTCTTACAATTTTATGGAGCTAACAGAACAGGAAGATATGCAGGAAGATTAGTTCAAGTACAGAACCTACCTCGTAACTATATAGAAACTTTAGATGTTGCTAGGGATATCATAAAAAAAGGTGACGGAGAACTATTAGAAATGCTATATGGAAATATACCTGATACCTTATCACAGCTTATCAGAACTGCATTTATCCCCTCTGAAGGTAATCACTTTGTGGTATCAGACTTCTCGGCAATAGAGGCAAGAGTCATAGCTTGGCTTGCTGGAGAAGAGTGGAGAATGGAAGTATTTAAGACCCACGGAAAAATTTATGAAGCCTCAGCCTCTCAAATGTTTGGAGTACCTATTAACACGATAGCAAAAGGAGAAGAAAATTATCATCTTAGAGCTAAAGGTAAAGTTGCAGAGCTAGCACTAGGATACCAAGGTAGTGTTGGAGCTTTAACTGCTATGGGTGCAGCAGATATGGGGCTGACTGATGAAGAAATGAAAGACATAGTTACTAGATGGAGAAAATCATCTAAAAGAATTGTGGAGTTGTGGTACGCATTAGAGAATGCAGCAGTTGAAGTATTAGAAACTGGGGAATCTCAAATGGTTAAGTGTGTGAAGTTAGCAAGAGAGTATGACTTTATTTATGGTCAAGATTTTTTCACAATAGCTTTACCCAGCGGAAGAAAACTTTTTTACCCTAAGCCATTCTTAAAAGAAAATCAATTTGGACAAATGCAGATGCATTACATGGGAATTAATCAAACTTCTAAGAAGTGGGAAGTTATCCCAACTTATGGAGGGAAATTAACAGAAAATATTGTGCAGGCCATAGCGAGAGATTGCTTAACAGAAACGCTTTTAAGAATAAAAGCAAAAGGGTGGCCAATAGTGTTCCATGTTCATGATGAGGTAATACTTGATGTTCCAACAACAGTTAAATTAGAAGAAGTTATACAAACTATGACAGAAGAAATTAGTTGGGCAAAAGGATTAATATTAAATGCTGCTGGATTTACTGGTAGCTATTATATGAAAGATTAGGAGGAAGTTATGGCAGATTTTTATGTAGATTCTAGTGGCTTTAAAAGGT